CAAGCTGAATTAGCTACAGCGCAATCAGAACGTGCTAAGAGATTAGCAACTGCGGAAAAGAAAACCAATGACCTTGGTAAAAAAGATATAGAGATTGCAACTTTAAAAGAGAAATCATTAAATCTCCAAGGTGCAGCTCTTAATAAAGTATCTGACGAACTCAAAGAACTAGAAAAAGAAAGAGCAGAACAGAAAGAAAGAATACTTGCTGGTCTTGATAGAAATGTAGCAGATAATAAAGCTGCCGTAGAAGCTAAGGCAGAAGCCTTAAAACAAGAAACAGAAACTAGAGATGCTTATAACAATCAACTTGAAGGAATATTAAAAGCAACTAATGATGAATCGGGAAAAAGATTAAGCGAGTTTAGTGACGGTCTAAAAGAACTTACAGGTTTCGACCTTATGGATTCTTTTGATAAGGTCGTTGGTAAGATAAATGGTGTTGGTTTACTGTTTGGTAGACAAGACTTATTCGGTGATGTTGTTGGTGGGTTACAAAACTTTGCTTCAGCAACTGGTAGTGCTCTTTCTTCATTATCGTCAAGTGTTATGGCAGGACTTAGCGCAACTGGAACTTATTTCAGTGGCATTGGTGAAACATTCAAAGAAGGTGGACTCTCTGCAGTAACTGAACAATTAAATGCTGACCTCGGTAAAGTTTGGGGTAGTATGAAAGACGGTGCTGGAAACATGATGAAAGGCATCAAGGGTGGTTTCGATAAAGGTGTTGCAAGTTTACAAGCAGGATTCAAAGCTTTTAAAGCGGGGTCAATGAATGTTCTTAGAGGTATGGGAACCTTTCTAATGTCTACTGCTACTCTACTAGTAGGATTAATAACTGCTGGTGCGTCACTAGTTGCAACTGGTGTATCAATGTTGGCGGCTGCATTAGGACTTTCAATCCCAGCATTATTGATTGGTCTTGTTGCAATCGCACTGGTAGCTGGTGCGTTTTATCTCTATCAGAACTCAGAAGGATTTAGAGCTGCTATCGATACAGTAGTAGAATACTTTACAAATATAATTTCTATTATCGGTGATATATTCGGTGGGTTTTATGAATTCTTCGCTGGTCTCTTTACTGGGGACTTCGATAGAATGTTTGGTGGTCTTAAAGATGTCTTCGGTGGTATATGGGATTTAATCAAAGCACCATTCAAAGCAATAGGTGACTTCTTTAAAAATGTCTTTGATATTGATATCATGGGTATCATGAGAAACTTAGCTTCAAAAATTCTGCCTGACTGGTTAGTGAATAAAGTCTTTGGTGAAGAATCGGAACCTGAACCCGAAGCACCAAAGAAACAGGAAGCAATGGAACGTGGAGTTCAACCTAATCTTTCATCAGAAGAGATAGACAATCTATCTACAGCAGACCAAGTTAAGTTAGGTTACGCTGAGGTGACTGGAACTAGTGACCGAATGGATGAAGAGGGTAACGTAATCGGACAAAGCGTTACGTTTGCATCTACAGATAAGTATCAAGATGTTCTAGCAAGTGAAGGTGTTACAAGTGGTGGTGGGTTTAGTGGAACATCAACAGGTATGACTGCTGACGAAATTATTGCTGCTGAACAAGCACAACAACAACAACTAGCTCAACAGAACTACTTAAATAAAGAAAGTGGAACTGCGTCTGAGATTGCAGATGCAACTCAAGAAGTTAAAGCTGGTGATAAACAAACAGCACAACAAGCAGTAGTAACCACAATCAATGCGCCAACAACGAATGCATCTAATACTAATGTGAAGAGTGTAAACCCAACACCTAGAGATACAGACCCTACTGGTTCCCGTCTATCAGCTGTTCCCGCTTAAACTTATTTCGATTATACTTGGTTCGGTCTCTCTGAACTTTGTGACCGTATGGAGTGTCTTTTACAAACAGTTCTTTGAAAGTCCTAGTCTTAGGTTTCTGTGGAATTCTTTTAGTAGACATGACATTACGTAATCCAACGACTAGCTAGTTTTGCACGAACATGTTGCTGTTCTGCTTTTAGTTTATCAAGATAGTTACGTCTCTTGCGTTTTTGATTTGCTTCATGACGTTTCTGATTAGGTTTCTGATAATACTCTCTATCTCTAACCTCTTGGACAATACCTGCCCGTTCACACGATTTCTTGAAACGTCTGAGTAGTTGGTCAAAGGATTCTGTCTTATTCCTTTTCTTATCGTGTTTTGGTGTTACTTGTGGCATAATGTTTATTTATAATGTAAAAAATTTGTAAAAGGTGTAAAGTCGCCCCACGCATTACTGCTACCCGCTCCTTACCGACAAACCCGCTCCTATTTTAGCTGTCTGCCTTTCCCTAACTAAGTACCCCCTCAGATTTTTATCCACGGTCTTAGTTCTAAATGGGTGGTGCACTCACTTGGTAAACATAATATAGTCACCACCCCCCGAAGCTTACAACTGACGATTACGAGTCAGAGGCAAGTTTCTTAAAGTAATCCATAGCGTCTTCTGAGTCATCATCGGATGCTGATTGGATTACTGGAGCCTCAGCAACAGGTTCCTTGTTTACATCAGACCATGGCACTTCTTCCATATCTTCTGCAACACTTTCTGCTGTTGAGGTTGCTGTCGCACCAGTTAGTCCTAGAACACGATTGAACTTTTCTTTCAGTTCATCGTAAGTCTTGAACTCACTTGGCGAGATAACGTCCGATAAACTATGCATAGAAGCAACAACTTCATTTAGTTTATCTTCATCTTCAAACAAAGGTGCTGAGTCACTAAACTCAGATTTGTCATAGTTCCAGTAGCCATCTACTTTCCTAATCTTAATCTTGAAGTTAGCGCCTTCACCTCTCAAGTCAAAAGGATTGATTGCTTTCTCATCTTCAAATGCTGGTGAGATTGCTTCCTTAAGAGCTTCAAAGATTTTCTTACCATAACGGTATTTGAAAACTTTGCCTTCGTTATCGGGGTTCTTCGGGTCTGAAACCACATAGACATTTGACATGTAATGAAGTCTACGCTTCTGTTTACGTGCAATCTCTTTGTTTGCTTCGATTCCAGTATTCCACAACTGAGAGTTGTATTCACTGACGGGGTCTTGTTTATTAAGAGTCGTTAAAGACTTCTCAATATACCAACCGCCTGGGCCTTGAAATCCGTGGTCAAAATAACTGACCCATGGCATTTCTTCGCCTTCGGGAGTTGGAAGGAAACGAACTACTGCGAAACCATTACCTGTTTTATCAAGTTCGGGTTTCCACATCGTATCGTCATTGTAGGACTTTTTTTCACCCTGTGCTGGGCCTGAAGCAGATTCCATCGCTGCTCGTAGTTTATCTAATGATGAATTTGACATTGTATTCTCCTATTTTATTAACAATTATATCGCATCTTATCGCATTGTATCGGACTCAAGACCTTCGCCTAGAATCCACCTTTCACTACTTTCATAGTAATATAGTTTATTATACTCTATCTTTACGAGATTTGTAAGAGGGTTTTTGATAAAAACCTCTACATCTTTGAATCGTTCAAGTAGAGCAATAAACTGTGAACGCTGAGCACTTAAGACTCTGCTTTCACTATTGTATTTATGTCCGTAATTTAAAGTACCTTCATATTTATTAGAGTAATTTTCAGACTCCAATGCATTGAATCCTGTCAATGTGATTTCCTTCTCACCATTAAGCATAGCATATCCTAGTGCACTCATTCCACAAAAGAGGTTCTTGAGTTCGGGATAATTATACATAATAATGTTCTTCATTTGGGGGCTGCTTAAGCCAAGAAAAGTAGTCTCAACTTCATCCCCATGTACTACTAGATACTCATCATTCTGGCGGACGGACTCGATAATTTTAGTATGTCCAAAACCCATCTTTAATGATTCCAATATACTAATGGGCATAACATCCCAATTACCTACCGCCAACTTGTTTGTATCAGCGTACCCACTTTCAACTATCTCTGTCTGTACAGGTATGTCTACGGCAAACAAAAGTTCGGGTCGTGCATGGTTAACTCTGTTACGATAAACCGCATTACACCCCCACCATCTTGTTTGGGGTATCGTCCGTTCTGTTCCGTTACCTACTATTGTGAGCATAGTTCTAATAGTGTCTTTTTGTACTGGGCATGGTCATAGTTTATGAATGCTTTGTACTTTCTAATTTGGTTATGTACATCGGGGTATAAGACCTTCTCCGTTATTAATCGTTCCCAATCTGCAGTGAATCCTATGATAGCATCCATAATACAGATGGTAGGTAAACTTATCTGTTTACTTAGAAAGGTCTTTAGTAAACGTGGATGTTGACCCTTATCAACCCTTAGTACCGTATCAATTTTGTAATGTTTTAAAAGCGTGCCAACTTCTGTCTCAAAAAGGTAAGACAATTTCTGTTTGTTTTTCTTCCAGTCTTTGAACCGTTTATCTGCTTCCTTGTCTAGTAGGTCACCTACCCAATAATCTTTTTGAGATAGGTTCGCTACGAAGAAATCCTTAAGTTCGTGTTTATAGGTACGTGAAAGTTTTCCAAAATGAAATTTGTCTTTACGTTTTAGAAAGGATGGTAGTTCTGCTTTTACAACACCGTTGTATTTTACGAAGTCATAATCCTTGGAATGAAAGTGTAGTTTAATTCCAAGGTATAACTGATAAGCATCAAATCCTTCCCTTGATGTCATCTACTTGACTAATTTTGGGGCAGAGGGTGGTGCAATAATTGAAGACGTTGCTTCTTGATATGCTGAACGTACTTGGTCATTCGTTGGAGTCGTAAAGACTACACTCATGAACGTACAGTCATCGGGATTCTCAACACCTGTTACAGCAATCCCACGAGCAAACCCCATCTGACCATCAGGCGATTGTACAATCATCCTAGGTTCTTTGATAGTTACTACTCCAGCCTCTATATTCATATCAGAGAGTTTTCCTACGTACTCTCCACTCAGTGTCACTACTGTGACGATATCACCATTTTCCATAATTACCTCACTTAAAAAATGTAGTCAATGATGCTTGTGAATTCGCACCTCTATTGACCATGTTTAACTTCTTTGCTTCCGCTTCCAATCTAATCTTCAATGGGTCACTCAAAAGTCTCTTGGTTGATTCGGGTTCTATTTTGTTATTTTCGCATACTTTAATAATAGCATCCATAACAGCAGCACCACGATTAAGTAGAACTTCTACTTGTTCTGTAAATTCTTTTTTAGATATCATATTCCGTAAATGTTTTTATATTGAGCACGTACCTTGCACAGGTCATCAATGTAGTCCTCATGGTTAGCGGAAAAGAGTTGGTATTGTCCGTTTTCAATCATGACTAATGCCACCAACTCCTCTATCTTGTTACCTGTAAGTTCCTCAACCATGATTGCATAAGCAGTCATTTGTAAGAACCATGGACGAGCCATATAATCTTCTTTAAACTTGCCAGAAGTTTTGAAGTCAATTACACAAAGTGTATCGTCTAGTATTCCAATGCAGTCAACTCTTCCCGCCATCTTTAATGTATCAGAATACATCGGTGCTTCTAGAGCAAGCGGGGCTATCTCATCCAAAACTGGGCGAATGCTTTTAAACATTCCTTCATGGATAAGGTTGTCAAATTCAATGAACTCTTTTTCTTTACGTAGATAATCTTCTACATGTTGGTGGATTTTAGTTCCACGGTCTGTAGCAGCTTTAGTGATTTTGTTTGCTTTCTCTTCACCAATTCTTTTCTTCCACGCTTGAATATGCTTACGTGATTCCAAACCAACAACAGTTGTTACGCTGGGGTACTTGATTCCTTTTTTATCACAGTAGAAACGTTGACCGTTTTCCTGTACTGTATCAAGGTCAAACATTTCTAGTTCAGAAATGTCGTAGGGATTTGTTCTCACTTTAATCATCATATACTCTCTATTCTACTTCTTTTTTGACTGTAAGTCAATATGCTTTTTGACAATCGCACGTGTTTGAGATTCTTTAACACCAACCCCGTTGTAACGTTTATCAACCGTACTGCCTGGATATGCTTTACCCACGTTAGACAATACTTCTTTAAACCCATCATCAGTTTTAACTCGGTCACCTACACCACCAACTGTCATTGGTGCTCCTAGGATACGTTGTTGTAGATGCGGGTTCTCTTCTTTGAACTCATCCAACTTAGTGAATGACATGAAGTGTTCTTCAACTTCATCTGTTTTAGAATTATAAAAATCGTAGTTAGGCATATTGTTCCATAAATGTTGGTACTTCTCGTTTAGTCCAAACCGCAAAGTCTTTCTTGTACTTAGCATAGTATTTATGGTATGCATTTAAGGAATTTCCTTCCACCTTTACATCATCAGGCATACACTGTGGTGGTTCAGACCATTGACCCAATGAAATATTATTTGGTAGTTGATTCAATAAACCTCTAAGTTTCTCATCGGTTAAATGAGTACGTCCATAACGGTACGTGTACTCATCACACAATGCAACAAACATATCGTAAGCATATTGATACTGTATAGCATTACCACGAACCCATTGTGTTGAAGGGTGATTGATATGCGATGCTTTGTACAGTACACCTTCCATTTCACCTTCAAGCGCCCATCGTTTGATTCTACGCCCACTGGATGCATCGATATATTGTTTACCATCTAATATACGGTGAGCAGTCGATAGCATCTGAGCATACTCAATGACCATTTTGACGGCATGTTTATCTACATGCATCGATGCTGATTTAATCGGGTCTTTGTGTAAGTAAAATAAATTCATAGTTTTGCAATCTCCTTAAGTGCACGTTGAACATCTTCATCAGTTAACCAACCAAGAACGTCACTTGTTAAAGACGTATTATAACATAAATCTTCGCCTTTGAGAACCGCTAATTCCCACAACCCACTCTTACCACCATAACTAAAATCGTGCTTCACAACGGAAGCACCATAACCATTAGGGAACTTATAGATTTGTTGAACCCCATCGAGGTCTTGCAAAATGTTTTCTGTTTGTGGTTTAATCATAATCAGATTCTGTTTTTTTCAACTGGACGAATTTGCGCCTAGATTTGCTGAACAACTTGGAAGGTTTTCCGTAGAAAATTTGTTTCCTTGTTCCCGTTTTAATATATCCTACATTTAGTTTTTTCTCATTGAAAATGTAGGTGTGGTTTGGAATGTTACAACCGCAATCACTCCAATCCGTAATTTCTTTTAAATAAGTTAGTGCCATTATGCAACCGCCTTAAGGTAGTTGGAAAGAGATTCATCACCCACGATTGTGGTTCCGTCTTCCATGACATACTCGACATGATACTGGTCTACAGTTTCGCCCGCTTCATATGTCCAAACTTGAACTCTAGAGGTTATCTCACTTCTTAGATAACCATAATCACCATTGTCGGTGACTTTCTTAGAAGTCCACTGACCCGCCTCATTCTTCTCAAGAATGTATGGGGATTCCCAAGGTTCAATCTTGCTAGCAAGTTCGGAGTCAGATACAACTTCCCAACCAAGAACATATTCCTCAGAAGCTTCATTGCTGTAAGTGTGTAAAAACGCAGTCTCTTGGACAAGGTCTTCAAGACCTTCAAAAGATTCCACGGCAACAACATATGACGAACCACCTTTGTACTTCCAATACGGTTCCGAAACACCATGCACATAATCTTCATTATGAGCAGCATAGTTTTCGCAGTATTGGGTTTGAATT